TAGACACACAATAGAAATTGATAACAGCCTAAAGGTAGGAGACAAAGTTGCACTGCTTAAAATGCAGGGCGGTCAAAGACATGTTGTATTGGGGGTTGTGTAATGTTACCAGTTATATCTACGCCTAGAGAAAAAATTATTGAGACTAAAGTAGTTATATACCCCTCTAAAACATATGAAATAGATTGGGAAAACAAACGTATAGCTGGGTCAATTGACGGCGTAAAAGCGTTACAGCAATCAATACACTTAATTTTACTAACTCAAAGGTATCGTTATCCAATATATAGTTGGGATTATGCTACAGATATTGACCCTCTATACGGTATGAGAAAAGATTTTGTTGTGCCTGAACTGCAATGTAGAATACGTGAAGCATTATTACAAGATGATAGGATAACGGACATTATAGATTTTAAAATTAACCATATAGAAAGAGGCAAATACGATGTTAGTTTTGCGGTGAAGAACAAAATATCAGATACGCTCTACATAAATGAGGTGATAGAAGCATGATTACTAGCAACTATGATTTTGGAGATATAACAAATAGAATGTTGCAAAGAGTGCCGAGCAAAATTGATAAAAGACAAGGCTCATTGATTTATAACGCTGTAGCCCCGGCAAGTTTGGAATTTGCAAAAATATATCTTATGTTACAAGCAATAGAAAAAGAAGCCTTTCCCGATACCGCAAGCATAGAATATTTGAAGAGACATGCAAAAATAAAAAATTTATCTCTGAATGAAGCCACTTATGCCATTGTTAGGGGTGAATTTAACAAGAAAATACCTGAGGGAACACGATTCAGCTTACAAGACAGCGAATTAAATTATATAGTAATGTCTGAAAGTCCTAAATGGGATGGGGACAATGCACGGTTATATTATTATTTGATGATGTGTGAAACAACCGGGAGTAAAGGCAATCAAACTGGCGACTTGATACCCATAACCGACATAGAGGGATTAACTATTGCAAAAATTGTTGGAATTGCAACCTATGGCACAGACACAGAGGATACAGAAAAATTTAGGGACAGATATTTTGATACTATTTTAAACCCACCTTTTGGCGGCAACCGTGCTGACTACAAGAGATATATCAGGTCTATAAATGGTGTAGGAGCTTGCCGATTGATAAGAACGCCATCAGGCGGCGGTACTATTGGCGTTATTATCTGCGACAGCGAATATAACGAGCCGTCTCACGATTTGGTTGACAGTGTGCAAACATTAATTGACCCGGTTGTTAACAGCGGCGACGGTGTAGGAATGGCACCAATAGGACATAGAGTTACTGTATCGGCTGTAGAAACGGTTGGAATAGAGGTTATTTCCGAAATTGAGTATCAAGAAGGTTATACCTGGAACGATATAGCCGAAAGTTATCAAAATACTATATCAGATTATTTTGCTGAATTAAACGAATCATGGGGAGATATAGACCCTAATAATATAGTCGTTAGAATGACGCAAATAGAGCAAAGAATTTTGAATTTGAATGGGGTTTTGGACGTTGTTGATATAAAATTATACCCTTATGGAGAGAACGCGACTACAAGTAATTTTTCGGTGCCTGATGGTAAACTTGTCTCTAACTGCTCTACAGGTTGGGAGCCGTTGTCGTTAAATGCAGGAGTAGAAGCCAAAATATCAAAAGACCCAGCAGGAAACGGAAATGCTGTTAAGTTTTTATGCGGCTCAGAAGTATACGGAAACGGCTGGTCTTATGATATAGTTAGACTTCTTGATAAAAAGCCAACAGATTTCATAGAGGCAACGGGATATTTAACTGTCTCGTTTGAACTTTTTCAGCCTGAAAACAGTAGGGGATTAGGTAATTTCTATATTGATTTAAGCGGTAATAAAATCATTAAAAACAGCGACGGTGGAAACACATATACATACGGACGGTTAAGCGGATATGAACCAAATGCAACTGAAATAAAAATTATTGGCGGTAGTTCTAAGGCGAGCGACGGTGTGGATAAGGTGCACACAGCAAATGAAAAAGTTTTGGGAAATTGGGTAACTGTAGAATTTAAAATTGATTTTACTACACGTCAGAATTTCACTTGTATATATAATAACAGAGAACATATTGTTACGGGATTCCCGTCAACTGTTGACCCGTCTTCATTATATCTTAATATACAGCTTTCTGACAATTCACAACATACCAACGATATAGAAACGTATATTAAAAATGTGTCTGCGATATATATAACGGAGTAGGTGAAAATATGGGGAAAATATACACATTAAAATATTTGCCTGAATTCTTTCATGACATAATTGATTTTGCCGAATTATGCAAAACATATGACGTTGAATTTTTACTGCTCGAAAAGGAAATTGAAAAGTTGTTAAATAACTTTTTCTTTGATTTTTTGGGCGAGGAAGGGTGTAAACGCTGGGAAGACATATTAAAAATATCTATGCGTGAAACTGATACGTTAGAAGACAGAAGATTTAGAATAAAGTCTATATATTTTGGGGATACGCCATACACAAAAAAAACAATGCTGGAAAGATTGGAAATGCTTGTAGGCAAAGGAAATGTTACTGTTAGTATAGATGTGAAAAATTATAAAGTTACGGTCAGATTGTCATTGAGCAGAAAAAATCAATTAGCAGAAATTATAAAAATGATTGAAAAAATGGTGCCGCTTAATATGATTATAGATGTCAAGTTGTTATATAACACCTATGAGACTTTAGGGTTATATACGCATGATTATTTAGGTAGATTTACACATTATGCGCTGAAAGAAAATGTTTTGGGAGGTTAGACATGGCTACAACTACAAAAATATACGGTTTAAAAAAACCGTCATTAACAGATGTTTATAACATTATGGATTTTAATAACAATTTTGATAAAATTGACACTGTTTTAAACACAAAAACAGAAATAGAAGATATAGGGACACTGAACGGCACCGAAAGCGTATTTAATACACGAATAAGTCCAGGTTTTTATAAAGGAATATGGAATAATCAGTCCATGAAGCAAAAGGGAGATTTTACGCTTTTTGTTTTTGATGTATCCTCTACTAATACGGCAGAAGATACAAAGGAAACAGCAGTAATGCAAGTTTTATTTTATGAAAATCAGGTCTCGGTCCGTTTGGGTGTGTTAGGTGTTCCGGTGAATTGGGGGAATTTCTCTCCTATTGCAACAATGTCTAATGTATCAAACATAGAACAAAAGATAGGCAATTTATCAAATCTTACTACAACGGCTAAAGAAAACATTGTTGCAGTGATAAATGAGTTGATAACGTCAATATCAAAAAAAGCGGATAAAGTTACAAATAACGGATTTGTAGCCGGAGGAGCAGAAGCCGGAAAAGCTGGAAGTATATCAATTGGAAGCGGCATAAGCTCCACCGGAGAATATGGAATAGCGATTGGCGCAGGAGCAGAAGGGGCAAATGATAGTGTGTCAATAGGTCATGGGTCAATTGCTTCTGGAATTGATTCCGTGGCAATAGGAGATGTTGCGGAAAGTTTGGCTCAAAATGCTGTGCAAATTGGAAACGGTAGTAACAGTGAAAGTGAAAGTCTGCAATTCAGGAGGTATAAGATAGTTAGATATGACATTACAGACGATAGATATTATCTTAAAGATGTGGGTCAACTGGGGAGATTATATACAACTAATCAATCAAGCATTGTAGATGCTATTAATGAATTAGAAAATGAAGTAGAAAATAACACAGCTGAATTACTATCCAAAATAACAGAACAAAATAATAGCTTGATTATGCTTATACAAATGCTTGCTAATACTGGGATTAACATAGTACCATTGCTTGAAATGCTGGGCAACACTATTACGGTTATTTCAGATACTGTAACTCAGATGTATCAATATTCGGATAATAATAATCCTGATAATAAACTAAAAGGAATTGTTTATGCACCAAATCTTGAAACAGTTGAATCACGTTCAATTGATGATAATTCGGGTATGACAACAATAATCATGCCTAAAGTTAAAACAATTAAAAGTCAAGGATTTTGGGCTAGTTATGGACTTAAAACGGTATTTATACCTAATACTTGTACATCTCTTGCCACTAACGCATTTTCTGTGTGTGGAAATTTAACTAATATATATATTGATAATATTGCAGGTACATTTGGGGATATAGCAGCAGATTCAAGTTTGCCTAATTTAAAAGTTACATATTTAAGAAAGTGAGGTGTCTAAAATGGAGTATAGACTAATAAATGGTATTTGCCATATATGTAAATATAAAACGGTTATAACAAAAGAGAATGACACAAAACTTGAATTTTATCATTTGGACGAGGTTGAAGCTAATCAGTCGTTAGAACTACATCAGCAAATCAGCGACTTGCCAGCTGAGATTGTTCCTCTTGATGTATCAGACTGTATTTGGCTTGACGGTAAAGAGTTCTCGTTTGATACAGAAATTATTCAGGCTTATGAAATGGGGGAAACAGAATATATAAAATATCTTTTGGAAAAATCCCGTCTTAACAATGCAAATCTGCTTAATGAAATTAAAACATTGGGTCAGGCTCAGACTGATTTAGAGTTGGAATTAATTGAACAGGGACAATACATAACAGACCTCGAATTACAACTTTTGGGAGGGGGTGAAAGCAATGTATGAAAAGATTAAAAACAGATACGAAAAAGGTTATGTAACCAATAGTCAGCTTATGCGTTATATATCACTCGGAGTATTGACGGAAAAGCAAGCAGAAAAAATAAAGGCGTTGGAGAATGAATAATTATGATAATTGATTATAAAGTTGATTCACAAATATTGCGCAGAACCAGCAGAAATTTAATAGTGGCGGACAGCATAAAATATTTGGCTGTCCGTTTTAATTTTTCTGATGAATGGAAAGGCACTAAAAAGACAGTTGTTTTTTTATATGATGGATATAGCTATAATGTTCTTTTGGATGAAAACGAAATAGCAATTGTGCCGCATGAAGTTATAAAAAGTCCTGGATTTAATTTATCTATATATGGCACGAATAACGGAATGAGGATAACGTCAAGCACATGTAAAGTATCTGTTATAAAGAGCGGATATTGTGAAGGAGAAACACCGCCTGAACCAACACAAACAGTATATGAGCAAATATTAGACAGACTAGATAATAGCGGCGGAGGAACAGGAAAAAACGGAAAATCAGCTTATGAAATAGCTGTGGAGAATGGATTCATTGGAACTGAAATTGAATGGTTAGAGAGCCTAAAAGGTCAGCCGGGCAAAGACGGAATAAACGGAGCAGACGGCAAAGACGGTAATGACGGGAAAGATATAACATCTATAAATGATTCCGAAACCTCATCAGAGACCACGTGGAGCAGTGTGAAGATTACTACTGCTAATACGGAACTCCAAACACAAATTAATAATACATACAATCATCACCTGAATGATAGTAACAATATAGGCAATGAGGTATATAACGGAGCGGTTCTTACTATAGTTGACGATGATGGGTCTATAGAGTTTTTAAATAATTTTGTACCGATATATAAGGATAAGGGTGTTAGGTGCAGTTTTGCGGTAGTTGCTTGCAGAGCAGAAACACCAATAGGTACAACGACAAGCGGCGACCCTTACGAGGCTTTAAGCTGGACACAAATAAAAGAACTTGTTCACGATGGATTTGATATGCAAAGTCACACATATAGTCATGATGTTAAAGTGTTTCGAACAGGCGAAAATTTAAACGAAGAACAACTTGAACATCAATTCGGTGACGCTGATAGATTGTTTCGAGAAAATGGACTTGATTATAACTGTATGGTATATCCATGGGGTACGGCTCAAGCAATCAAAAAAAGGGTTGCAAAACGATACGCCAAATATGGAATGACGTTGATTAGTGGGGATACGGGACTAAATGATGAAATAAATGAGCCTATGGCAATATCAAGATACACATTGCAGAGCGGTTCAACAAGTTTAGCAAGTGCTAAATCTCAAATTGACACAGCCATTGCCAATAAGCAATGGCTTATATTATGCACTCACGCAAATGCAAATCAACCCAGTGCTGATACATTGGGATATATTATTGATTATGCCATAAGTAAAAAAATGCGTATAGAAACGTTTTCTAAAGCCGCAAGGCTCAAGGCTCCGGTGTATTACGCAGGCGATGGCGACAATATGTTCCGGGTCATGCCAAATGGTGACACAAAATGCAAGCCTGACGATGATACTGTAAGATATATAGTGCAAAGGGCTACCGCATTAGGATTATTTGAGGACACGGAAGCAAGCATATCGGCAAGTTACGGAAAAACACAAAACATAGCAGGTGACACATTGGATAAGTCGCTTATAACAGTAACTGTGACGATGACAAGCGGGAAAGAAAACATTGTAACCGATTATGCTGTAGAAGAAACGGATTTAACGTTGTCAGAGGGCGAAAATACGTATCATATAAAATATAAAGGATTTAGTGGACAATAAAAAAAAACGGGGATGGGGGGGGAAAAAGCCGCAGAAATTACACAACAGCCGCAAGATGTAACAACAGAAGTTGGCGAAACTGCAAATATGTCAATAATAGCAAAAGGTACAGGCTTGACTTATAAATGGCAGTGGCTTGATGTGAGAGGCGACAACCCTGTTGGTACATGGACTAATTGTGCAGACGGCACATCAAGCATATTGCAATTTATAGCGGAACAATATCATAATTTACGCAAATACAGATGTATCGTGACAAGCGGTATAGGAGAAACACTAACGTCAGATATTGCAACATTGCATATAGGAAGCAATTACAGCACATTAATAGAGCACACCTCTGAATCAGAAGCTATCGAACGAACATGGTACAGTATTCCTTTATCAGCCGGTGCGTATCGTTTTCGGGCAACAGTGGAGAAAGCCGAATATGCTTGTACTTTTCAGCTTAAAACAGCAGTTAATAATGTAGATGATAAAAATGGCACGGTTATGTTTATCGCGCCAACAGGCACGTTTAACGCCGCAAGCGCAATATATACGTTTGAGGGTGATTTTACGTTAGAATCAGGCACGGAATACCTATTTTTGTACACAAAAGGAATTACTGCCGGGAAAACAATAACTATTGAATATTATAAAACTAATTAGGAGGGCAGAACATGGACGAAAATGAAGCGGCAATTAGAGAGCGGCTGACGGCGGTTGAATCCTCCACGAAAACAGCTCATCACAGAAAAAACAAAAATGAAGAGCC